AAGAGCAGCCGTTGGATTTTGAACATTAATATTTGTCTTTAACTGATTAATCAGAAGTAAAGTATGTTGTCCATTTGCCAAAGGAATAGTTAGTTTGGGAAATGCCTTACCAAAAATCCTTGGTTTAACGGACATTGTTGATTGAGGATTAAAATCCGATTCAAGTTCTTTTTCGGAACTTGTTGCAGCAATTGAGTCCCAGATAAATATAAATTGTGTATCTTCATATTGATCAATAAGAGTCTCAATTGTTTCTAATACTTTTTCAACAGAAATTGCTTGAATATACATAAGGTTTTCAGTATCAACTCCAGCGCTCTCCAGAAATCCGGGGTCAATTGCAGATTCAGCATCAAAGTAGACAGGAAACTTTCCTTTCTTTTGAGCGTTAGCAGCAATTTGAGCAGCCATGAATGATTTACCAGCACCAGATAGTCCAGCAATTTCAGTTATCTTTCCTACTGGGATTCCACCGTACTTTCCTCTACATGTAATAGAATCAAGCCAGCGAGATCCTGTCGGAATCCACTCTTTCACAATAGTGGGATTATTTTCGTTTAGGTTGTGAGCAACGTTTAAGCCGGTTTTTTTGTTAACAAGTTTTTGCATCGCTTTTAGGTCAATTTTACCTGCTTTTGTCATTGTTTCTCCATTAATAAAACGCCCCTTTATTTACAACGCCAAGGGGCAAGGCGATCAACCACTAACCTAAAAAGTCACTAATCTTTTTGTCTACGGAACTGCCGTATTTAGCAGTTTCAGAGGAGGACATTTCGGAGGAGGAATCCGTAGACAGATAGTCGTCCAAAATAGCTTGTATATCTTCAGATGACAGTCTATCAAATTGTGCTTCAATATCTGGAACACTATCAAGAAGAGCATCACAGTCAGCGATTGCATCATCGCAGAGTTTGGAAGGTCTACGACGAGGTTTAAGTTGGGTCTTTGGGAAAGATCCGGGTGTACCAGGAATACTATAGTTTAGTACTATATCTGTTCCGGTTTCGGGTGAAGTAATATCTCCATAGTCTGGATCTAAAACATACCCAAGAAGTGTTTCATAAGCAGTCTTACCATATGCCCAAACCTTCACACCGTCAGTCTCATGACCTCGGATAAGGATTGGAGAATAGTATCGCTTACGAGCAAATAACTTCTTTGCAGCATTTTTAGTTTGATCGTCATTGTTTTCAACTCCGTCTCGCCAGAGACTGGAGGCAAAGTCACAAATAGGGCAGTGCTCGCCATAGTTCTTTTTAGGGCAAAGGATACCAGGTCGCTTTCCTACATTATAGTGAAAGTGAAACTCCTTAAACGGATCTCCATCTTTTGTTGGAAGGATTCGAATTGTTTGATCTCCTTCAGATGGTCTCCATTTTGTATCTCCTGATTTGTTAATTTTCTTATTTTGTGAGTTATTGAGTTTTTGTCTCATTAGTTCAATATTAAGTGCCATGTGGTTTCTCCTATTAATTGGCGATGTTTTTTGTCTTCTCAGACTAAGGTAAGCAGAGTTTTAATCTTGCTCCCAATTATAATATAACATTTTTTATTGTTGTTGTCAAGTCTTTTTTTTCTTTTTTAGGATATTCATCAGATGCTATTCTGTGAATCATATATCTAAATACAGAAATTACACTGGTCACAGTAAGAACTGTGAACAGCATAAATAAAAATTCTCCTGTGTTCATTAATCACCTCTAATCTTCTTGGTAGAAGCAGGCTAGAGACATTAATGTCGGGGCCCATAGGCCAACAAAAATTCCAAACCTCTCAGAGTGGGCTGGATCTTCTCCAGCTAAACACCATACTGCAATAGAGCAGGCTACGGATACCAAACTTGCGATAAAACAAAAGTTTGACAATTGATTGTTCTTTTTCATATATCCTCCAAAAAAACAGGGGAAGTTTTTTCTACGGAAACAACCCAAAAACCGATCCTCTAGTGCGACTAGAAGTTAAACGTGGAGCTTGTGCGAGTTACATCACCTTCAACAGTTTTCCAGTTAAATTGACGGAATGCACGAGCATCAATATCATAGACAACTTCGTTGCCTGTTTTTCCCTCAAGCGTTTTAATTGTTGCTTCGTTAATCATTGAGCTTGGAATATCTGACTTACGAATAAATCGCATTGTTCGTCGCTCTCCATTAAGCTTTTGGAAAGTTCCGTTAAAGATTGTTACGTTAGAATTTGACATATTTCCTCCTATATTATTGAAATGTCTAGTTTTTTGACTTTTTATACCGGATCAAGTCTTAACCTCTTTGTGAATGTTTTGGAGTTTCACTTCTCAATTGCTTATATAATATTATAACATATTGTGTTACATTTGTCAAGTATTTTTTTTATTTTTTTTTGAAGAGTTTGTCAGTATTTTGTTTACTGTTTTTTCTCACCTTTATAATATAACATGTTGACAAAGTTTGTCAAGTATTTTCTTGTAAATAATGTGTAAACCGAATTGCATAGTAAAAAGATTGATCATAATCTGATTTGTGTATCGCAAAAGAAGAGATAATATTGTTTTCATTATCATCCTTTATTTTTTGCTTAAGCATGTTTAACAATTCTTTATTGTTTTTCATGTCTTCATCATTTACTATATTAATATAGCATGTCTCGGTGATGTTGTCAAGTGGAAAGTACAAGTTTTTTTTATTTTCTTTAAATTCTCCATACTCAACTGTTCTAATACGAGAAATTTCCTTCTCTTCGTGATGAGCACCAAGAATTGGCTTTTGACTAAGGTAAAAAATAATACTCTCAAAAACATTAACAATTGCCTCATTAATATAATCATACATGTTTTCAATTGAATAATATGGAAGAAAGCTACATATCTCTTCGTTGGACACAATATACATGGAACTTAATAAGCCTGATCTTGCATATTGTTGAAGAACGTTAAAGGCAACTCTGTTGAGTTTTTTTTGCTCTGGAGATAGCATAATCTCTTCGGGGTAGATATAAACTAGGTTTATTTTCTTTGATTGTATCAATTCTAACAGTCTTAAAGAGGCTGCGGATACTTTACCGGCGCCACACACAAAGAAGTAGCACTCTTGCTCTTCAAAGTCTAAAAGATGCGTATAATTGGTAAGTTTTTCCTCGTAGTGTTCTGGTGAGTTGAACTCTGGGAGTTCCGAACCAGCATCTATGGTAATCTTCTTGTAGCTATCAGAGAATTTATTAACAACTTCGCAACCAGCCTTTCCTAAACCTATTAATACTGTCATACTTCCTCCATGTCTCTATAATTTTTACCTATGTGCATTGAAGACCTAAACTGCCCTAGTCTTGTATCTTCAAATATTTGTCTTATTTGATTAATTAGATCTCTATCGTCTTTATCTAAATCAATAGTTATTGAATCGTGAATCACAGAGTGCACAAAAGATCTTCTACCACTTAAAAATTTATTTATTTTAATAGCTTGGGCCAAACAATTGTCAGAAGAAGTTGATTGAAGCAAATAATTAAACGAATGGAAATCATCTGCTTCAATCTTTCTTCCAAATGGAGTTTTTACAACTCCCTCAGAATAATGTCTCTTTAATACAACATCACGCTTATAGTGTTGTGATAACTCTATGCTTTTTTTGTTGGGATTATAGAACCATGCGAAGAATTTTTTCTTAGCTTGGTCACGAGTACATTTAAGTATTTTTGAGTTAAATTCATGTATGTCTTCCTGGGGTTGGGGTTTTCCAGAGAGAGATAGAAGGGTTCTAATCTCTGCTCCATTGAAATCAAGTTGAATGAATGCATCATTCTTTGGCACAACAATGTCTGCTATTTCTTTCTTAAGATTTAGAATTGGAAATGAGCCTGTTTTTGTTGTTAGACGACCAGTTACAGAACCATAAATATCGTAGAATATTACGGGAGTTTTTCCACCAAAACTCTTCCAAAGAGATTTAGCCTTATAATCGGTCTTCTGATATTTAAATAGTTTATTTTGATTTAAAACTACAGGATTGTTGGATATTTCGTAAACCATTTTGCTAAGATCAATCATAAACTTGTGATTCGCTGGCTTGGTATAATTGTTAAACACATACTCACAAATCTCATTTTTAACTTGACACCAATGAATAAGGGCTTGCTTAGGAATAATCTCAAACAAACACACATCATCTAAATTTATTTTAGCAGAGCTTGCTGCTTTTACAAAGTTTTTGACTCTCTTTTTGTGTATCTCCAAACGATCAGTGAGGTGTTCGGGACAAGCATCTTCAAGTGATTTGCCGCCACACCAAATCCTAGCATATTCATAATCATCATCTGATAGGTGAGGAGACCAATCCCAGGTTTTCTCAAAAGCTCTTTTAATGTGCCCATAATAAAACTCTCCATTTGAAAATAGACCAAGACAATCTTGCTTGTCATCTAAAATTTGAAATACCATTAATATCCTCCGCTTGTACCTCCGCCAACTGTAGAACCACCGGTAATGCCCTCTTTCCGATCTTTCTCTTTTTTGACTTGCTCTCGTCTACGAAGTTCATGATAATAACCAAAAGGCTTTCTAAACGTTTCTAAACGGAACATACTATCAATATAACCTACCAACTCAGAATTGTCAAGTTTATTTTGAAAGTTTTTTAAATATTTTTTTATTTTCTTTATTTCTGATTTTCCCTTGATCATTCCAAGTTCAATGTTTCTGAGGTCTAAATAATAGTTTATCCAGAATAAATCATTGAACTTTTCTGGTATATTGTTTTGTGATACTGCAGATCTTTCAAAATAATCATATGTTACTTTTGTCCCACACTGCTTTAGAATATCTATAAAACTATTTCTTTCTACTAATATATTATAATAATCTATTATATATTTTCTTAATATTATATAATCTATATTAAATGAATTATTATAATATGTATTTAATGTATCACTAATAGTCAAGTTTAAATAAGGTGTTATAGCAGGACTCGTAAGATCGGCGACCATCATATATGGTATGTGTTTATTGACCCTAAAACCTCTATTTAAACAAATTTTTTTGTAATAGTCAAAAGATGTTGAATTCATGAATTTTTCATATTTTTTATTATCATCATCAAAGGCTATATCTGCTATGCTTATTGCTAAACCTGTAGAAAACAATGAATTTTGATTCGATTGAAGAAAACCAGAAAATGTTATTGGTTTATTATACAAATTTTCTTGACAAAATACAAAAAACTCCTTGACATAATCGTCTAAAGATGTTATATTATTAATGGAGGTGAAATTGTTTTCAAGACTTTGATTAAAATTAATCAAATGATTTGCTAAAGCAGTTCCGTACTTTTTCTTTGGAGGCTCATATGCTCTTTTGATTTCCATTTTTTTTAAAATAGGATTTGTAGTGACAATATTCCCCATCGCCATGGCTAATCGCATATTAATTTTAACGTCTTCAAACATCTCAGTAACAAAATTAAAAGCTCTAAAATTTTGTTCTTGACCAACTTCGTTGCTAAAA